CCTGTACTCTTATCAACAACGGCACGATACGAGCCGGTGGTGGCGGGGGCGGTGCCGGTGGCAGCGGAGGTTCCGGCGGCAGTGGTGGCAACGGTTCCTATCAAACTAACGGTCCTCAATATTACAGTATTTCGGGTAACCCGCCAAACTGGTATTTTTGGATGCGTCGTTACTCGTTTCAGAATCCTCCTACGGGTTCTCGTGCTGCTTGGGGAGGTAGTATCCTTTTCACGTGGCCTACAGGCGCAGGCGGTACTGCTACAGCCTACGGAAACTACCGACGGGGTAATCTCGTGAACGAAGCCGGTAGCGTTTACTATCACAAAATCTATCAAGTATCCAACAACTCTTCTAGCGGCGGTGGCGGCGGGAGCGGCGGTAACGGCGGCTCCGGAGGAGTAGGCAGAGGTTACAATCAGTCTGCAGGATCGGGATCAAGCGGAAATAACGGTGCCGGAGGTTCCGGCGGCGGTACTAACGCAGGTAGCGGTGGTTCCGGGGGTGCTGGCGGCAGCGGCGGCGCTGGTGGTGACTACGGAGCTTCCGGATCGTCCGGAGCTACCGGCTCTACAGGAAATTCCGGCAGCAACGGAAACGCCAGCAATGGTAGTGGCGGCTCTAGTGGTAGCGGTGGCTCCAGCGGTGGTGCAGCCGGTAAGTACATTCGCGGCTTGTCGAATGTCACATTTACAAATAACGGAACAGTGCAAGGAGGCACAGCCTAATGAATTATGATGTCGTAGAAATTAACGGCAGTGTTGCGAAAATACAGTACAGCGACGGTACTCATGCGTTTGTTCAAACGACATCTGACATGACCGAAGCGGACTTTGATGATGTTGTATTCTCCATCTCTCCGTCAAACCTAAACCCGGATGCAGGACAATCTGCTCCTAGCTGGTTGAGTGCCGGTACAACCCGTACTGCCGCACAAAAAACATTCACAGACCCGCGTCCAGCATGGGAAATTGCTAGGGCAGCGGCTTATGGGTCTCCCGAAGCACAGCTTGAATACATTACGGAGAACGGTCTTGCCGCGTGGCAAACTAAAGTGACACAGATCAAGACAGACAATCCTAAGTCATAAGGATGAAGATGACTATGGAACCCGTACTCAAGACACAGATGGAACTTGAGGCACACGAAAAAGAGTGCGCCATACGCTATGCGGCTGTGCAAGAGAGACTTGACAGCTTGGACAAGCGTATGTGGCGTCTAGAGGCTATGATTATGGGAAGCACTGTTTTGGTGGTGGCTATGGTCGTCTCTGTATTTATGGGGATTAGGTAATGTCAGAAGATAACACCACAGAAGAGCAGCAGGAAGACCCGCGCACCGAATTCGAAAAGAAAACGGAGACGATGGCTGCGAAGGTCGGGACCGATGCCACTCAAGTAACAGGTGTCACGCAGACTGTCAAAGACAATGAACTGTTGTCTGATACTGACGTCACACTATCTACTAAGAAAAAGCCCGACGACGTAACGACACAACAGGAAGGCGCATCATACATGCCTGCTGTTGATCCTACTCTTATGGATACAGCGGACATGTCTCAATACAATGTGGATAGACCTAGTCCTTCTAAAGAAGACTTGGGTCAAGTTGATGCTATCGACAGTGCAGTGGACCGCACTAAACAAATTAGCCTAGATGCGGCGCAGTCTGACTTCGATGATCTGATCGACTTAGACGACATCTCTTCGCAAAAACTGTCTGAAGGAGCATTTGCTGAAGCACAGACAGCCGAATTGGACAAGCGCGCCACAGTAAGTTATCAGCTTAGTGAGCTATTTGCAGGAATCGAAGACGGCAAGCCTCTTCCCCCTTGGGCATCTCCACAGGCACGTAAGGCTGTGGCACTCATGCAGCAACGGGGGTTAGGGGCTTCTTCTATGGCCGCTGCAGCAATTACGCAGTCCATCATGGAGTCCGGCATCTCTGTAGCGTCACAAGATGCACAGATGTACGGTGCCATCCAGCTTAAAAACCTAGACAACAAGCAGCAAGCCGCTCTTCAGAACGCGCTGCAAGTTGCTACGATGGACCGTCAAAATGCTGACGCCCGTACAAAGGCCGCTATTTCGAATGCACAAGCCCTGCTATCTGTCGATCTGAAGAACCTCGACAATCAACAACAGGCAAACACTCTCAAGTATAGCGCCGCTACGCAGGCTGCTTTGACCGATGCTGCGGCAGAGAACGCGCGCAAGCAATTCAACGCAAAGAGTGACTTACAGATTGAAGAGTTTTTCACTGAATTGGGCGTTCAGATCGACACTGCCAATATCAACCGTGGTATAGCGATTGAACAGTTTAACATCAATCAAGAAAATGCGTATAAAGAATTCAACGCATCTATGCAAGATCAGCGTGAAAAATTCAACGCCAATATGAAATTCGCAATCGATCAGTCCAACGCACAGTGGCGTCGGTCTGTGAACACCGCAAACACAGCCACGCAAAACGAAGTCAACAGGATCAACGCCCAAAATACGTACAATGCTGCACAGACAGCAATGAACCAGTTGTGGCAGATGTACCGTGACAATGCGACGTTCAACTTCACTGCTTCTGAAAGTGAAAAACAGAGAACCCACGAGACTATGCTGAAGTCCCTAGAGGTATCTGCCACAGAGAAGCTGTACGATAAAGAACAAAGAAATCAGATTGCAAAGAACCTTATCAAGGTTATAGGCAGATGGGGAGACTAGGTAATGCTGGGTGATTTTAAACTTTCTAAGTCTATAGGCAAATACTTCGGAGACGCATACGAACTGTTCAAGCTAGGAGCGCAGTTTATCGATGCTGTATCCCCTCAAGAGAAAGAAGACGACAACTTCATTCCACGGCGCAGGTATAACTTTGACTCTAACCTGCGGTCTGCCCGTCCCACTCCTCAACTGATGCAAGCACCTGTGGGGTTGAGGGCACCCAATCTACAGGATGCTTTTCGTTACTTTGCCGACAAGACCGCTAGGGATGTAAACCTTGCGAGTATCGTAGCTAGAAACTATAAAGCAGGCATAACTAAGAAACGTCAGAACGTCAACCCTAACTTTGCTGCCGGAGGATTCGGCAATGCAGGGGTGGGAAGCGCACGTTCCAATCGCGTAGGACGCGCACGATTTAGAACCCACTTGCAGAGCTAGGAAAGACGCACATGTTTGTAGGACAAAAACCCGCCGAACCCCGACGCGGAGACGTCGAAACCCGTGATCCCTTTGCTTCGGCACCTCCGGGCATCTCTCTCACTGTAGAGAACGAACACTGGCCGTGGGGCAATCCGCCTAAACATGTAGATGTGGACGAGGTCTTAGAAGAGGCGACAGATAAACTGGACTCTGACGAAGTGTTTCGTGGTGAGATGTTCAAGCTGCTTATTGCAGGCATCTCTATCGAACACATCGTAGAGGCTTGGGTTATGTCCGGATTTGAGAGCGGTCAATTCACTCTCGACGTAGGTCTTATCGCAAAGGGTCCACTAGCTGTATACGTTGCGTATCTTGCAGATCAAGAAGGTATTCCCTACCGCATGTTCGAACAAGACGATCCTACCGCTGACGAGAGACTGGACGACGTAGAGTATCTACAACTCCTTAAAACTAACAATCCTCGCATGTTTGCTGCCATGAGAGAAGAGCTTAACAAAACCTTGAGACAAGGCGGAAAAGACGCAGGTCCGGGCATTCAACTGCCGCCGGATAACGCCCCTGTTGCTCCTCCTGCCCAAGAAGGCTTTATGAATACAGAGGAGACAGAAGATGGGCAGTGATCTTACTTACGCCGTCGTTGGGGGAATACTCGAAAACATCCTAGGAGGTTTCGACGCACGTGACGCACAGAAAAAGAAAGAAGCCGAGGATGCAGCCAAAAGGGCAGAAAAAGAAGCAGAAAATCTGTTCACTAACTCAAACAATCTCGTAGCTCATCTGTCTCACAAAGACAACAGAGGGGCAGCGGTATCGTTTATTCACGGAACTGCGGTGCCAAACTCTCCCGCTTCTATGGTGTATAACAGTCTAGATGCGTATCAACAGATGCAAATAAGCACCAATGCTATGGGGCATCTTCCCGATCAGCTTCAAGAGGTTTTAACACAAGCAGCTACAAACGTAGAAGCTGCAAGATCATTAGCACAAGATCAGACTATTCTGCAGATGTTCAGTACAAGTCCTATGGCGATGGCGCAGCTTAGTGCTTACGCTGCAAAGCCGCTGTCTGCACAAGAGCAAGCTATCATCGATGGCGCACCAAAAAGTGCGGATATACCTGTTCAACTAGCGTATTACAACTCTCAGAAAGTTATTTACCCTACTGGTACTCCCGCCGGAGATTACCTCGACAGTGTAATCACCAACTTGGGTGCAATCAAGCCGGAGAGAGAGTACACGTCTATCTCAGAAACCGTCAAGGGTATCGAAGATTCTATCCGTAATGAACTTACTGACGCTAAAGACGGCGAACGTGAACCTTCTCTAGTCCCTCTTCTAAGTCAAATACGCGCACTGAAAGCTAATATAGCATCCTTTGCAATCGATCCGGAGTATGCAGAAGGAGAGGGAGATCGCCTAGAGGACAATTACGCTGCAAAGTATCAATTCGAATTCTTTCCGAAGGCCGTGAACGAGTACGTTGCACTTGAGCGTTTAGAGCAACAGATTGTATCGGGCGTCTACGGTGACGATCTAGAACAGATGGCAGAGACTGATTGGCTAAACGTCCTACAAACGATGGTGAAAGAAGTCAATGAAATGAACGTCGGCACGGGATCGGGAGGATTGAGGGCTAAGTCCACTGATGCGGCAGACAAGATAAACACGCTAAAGTCGGGCGGTTTTAACATTCAAGATTATCTGAACAAAGGCGATGAAGAGTCTTTGGAGATCGTATCTAAGTATGAGCAGCTTCTAAACTTTTCGACCTCTATGGAAGAAGTAGCTAGAAACGAGAAAGTTTTCACTTCCGGTACAGGTGACAACGAAAGACAAACCACCTTCGACATGGACGAGAAGAACCCGCTAGAAGCTCTAGCGGAGATGAATGCGATCCCCAACGTGGGCGAATTTTACAGGGGTCTTCCCGACACAGGTCCGGGTTCTAAGGTAGAATTCCTAAACCGTGCTGAAGAGATGATATCCTTGATCCTAACTGGTAGCTCCGGAGGAGAGGACAATGAGTCGAAAGAAGCTCGACCCGACCTAGCTATCGATCAATTTGCAAATCATCTGTTTGACGAGATTCCCGGATTTGCGGACATGGTAAAAAACAGGGGCTTCCCAATGGCAGGTGAAACTACCACTGGCATGAAGACCACAAACTACGAGCAACCTGCCGACACGAACACCTTCGCTGTAAACGCACGATATTCGTTCACTGCTACAGATTCAGTACAGAAGGTAGCAGCCGCATACGGCAAAACTCCGCAAGCCATGTTCCTTACAAACAGTGTAGCTTACGCTCTTGTTAAGCCCGGAGAAGCACAGCCTTTAAAAGCGTTCGATGCAGTGAACACTCTGCAACAGAGCGGTATCTTTACTATGGAACCCGGAGTAGCCATGACTCCCAAACAGGCAAATAGTGTGGTTCTTACTTTGGCTAGAAATGGACAGTTCGATAGGGGGACGCAGGTTGATATCATAGCCGCTTCTATCCTTGATCCGAAGCTGCCCGAAGGCATACAACCCGCCATGTTTTCTACAGGTTTCACTCTAGCTCAACTAAATTCAGTGATTAGAACAACGCTGGGTCACGACGTAAACTTCGAAGACGTGTCGAAAGCAATCACAAATCACACAACCTTCGTAACACAGGCAGAAGAAGTTGAAAAACTACTTCTTGAGGCGGGTGTGGGAAGCGCATTTACAGATAATCTCACTGTTAAAATTCTCGACGTGTTTGGTATGAAAGACTCTGTAATCGCCACTATCGGTAGCAATATCCAAGCCTTTGCCTTTAACGACAATGACGCACTGTTTTCAGCCGCCGACATGAGAGTCGAGCAGGGTCAAAGCGCAGAATTGCAAAAAGCAAAAATCATAGAGATGGCAAATGATTTTGTGAAAACAAACTTTAGGGCGAATCAAGCTAAACTTGGTTCCGCTCTTGTAACACTGGCTTACAATTACGCGAAGACTATGGACCCAAGTGGCCGAATCTCTGAACGAGACTTTCAAGCTGCCCTTGTAGCGGTTCAAGGAGATGGCACCGCAGGGGTCGGAGCGCGGCTGGCCTTGGTCCGAGATATTATTCGCAAGTCTAGAAACGAGCTTGTGTATAATCAGAAGGTGTTTAGGATCAAATCTACCGGAACAGGTAACAATATTCGGTATCGTCTCAGCAAGCCTCACTTGCAGCGTATGCAGGCTCTTACACACTACCGCCCACTGCTTCGCGCCTCTCGCGGTATGGAAGACGTACAGCGATACAGGAGCATACTAGGCAGCGTCGATGGACCCGTATTCAATGCTAATGGAGGTTTTGTAAATGCTAATATGGCAGCACAATACTCCGTCGATAATGCAGCCGCTGAAGCATTTTTTGGTACGGGACAAACCGCAGCGGGTCAAGTATACTCTATCGCTGAAGCTAATAATATTGGCGTTTTGAAACTTGGCCCCGATCCGAATAAAGCCAAAGACCTTCTCGTAGGTATTCCCATATTCATCGACACAAGAACGGGCGAGATTATACCCAACTCTAGAATAAGACAACTCACGGGACAAGGACTCTAAGACATGCTTGACACAGTATTCTCACGTTCCCGGCTGGGTGAACAGACGTTTCCCGGCGGGACTACATACGAAGAATATCTAGCAGCATACGAGAAAAGCGGTGCGATGGACGAACTGAAGGCAGGCATCCTGCCCGGAGTACGTTCTCAGTTCCTAGAGTATGGTCTATCCGGCGAAACATACGACAAGTACGAAGGTCCAGTAAACCTCGACAATTACTTCGGCCCTAGCTCTCCTGTGTTTCTGCAGCCGGGAGAATATGACGCTGCCAAGGAAGCATACAAAAGAGAGCAAGACGGTACTGCCACACAGGACGACATCGATCTTCTAGCACGGGTACGTGACCCCGACGGGCCTATTATGAAGCGTATCGCTAGACTGTCCGGCAATGACCCTACAGGGGTTCTGCAACAGGGCTACCTAGAAACTGGAGGCTTCCCGCAAAACTTGATGACGGGCGAGATCGTGCTTCCCGATGAAGTCAAGGCTATGCAGCTTCCTATCGTAGGCACTGTAGGCGACGTTCCCGAAAACATTTATGGAACTAACTTTATAGAGAGCATCCCTCTCCTTGGCAATATCATTCCCAACGGACTGAATTACAATCGCATTGAAGCACGAGAGCGTTCTGAACAATCCCTAGAGCTTCAGACTTTCTTGTCTGATAACATACAGACCCCTCGTGACCCTGTAATTCGCAAGGCACTAGATCAAGTCATAAACGCCGACTTGTTTGGCATACTCGCCGAACGTATGTACAATCTTGCCGATATAACAGAAGAAGGCGTGGAACACTATCTTCCGCGCTTGACCCACTGGGCTACGAACTACAATCTCACCACTGAAAACACTTTCGGTCTTCTCTCTGCAGAAAACTACCTTACAGACGAGGACGTTGCTGCAGACTTAGCACAGGTACGTTCGTTAAGCACCTTCGCTGACAGGGGCGCAGTTCTCAACGATCTGCTTCGCAAGCAGGTAAAAGACATCGTAGGCGAAGAAGCATTCAACGAATCTATCTACGCCATCAAGGACGAAGTGACATATGAGACAGCGGACGGCAGGACTGTAACAAAAGAAGAATATAGACACAATTTTGTTTCCGAAAGTTTCGCAGAACAGTTTTTCGAAGCAGTCCTAAACAGCAAGGGTATGATCGACAAGATGGCAATCTTTGTACTGGAGAACGTAGGAGCGGGATACGCCATCCGTGCGCCCTTCGCTGTGGCAGGAACAGCCGTACGTGCAACAGCACGTGCTGCGTCAGACGTCCCTTTCCTTTCTCGTGGAGCTTTGGGCACTGCACCTAGGTTTATTGGCAAGGATGGTAAAATCCTAACGAAGGCGCAGGCAGACGAACTTGGAGAAGGCCAGTACATGACACTGCCGTATGCAGCGCAGTACATGGACACTCCCACTCTCGTCAAGTACACAGAGCAATACGCCAAATTCCGTGGCATTCCATTTACTACAGCCGCAAGACAACTGCAGAGAGCGACCCGTGCAGAGAGTATGCTTGTCAATGCCACTATTGGGACACTGGTTGGAACCGGCCCCATGAGAGGGGGACGTTTAGCGGCTGTAGCTGATGCAGGCCAAGGCAAAGCTGCCCTCAAAGAGGCTGCAGATACCGCATCTAAAGGCGTTAGCACTGCCAAAGATCGTCTCTTTAAGGCCATTGATGAAGGAGATAACGCAGGGGTTATCAACGCAGCCTTCGATCTGCGTACAGCCCGTGCCCGACAGAATTGGGCAATCACTCGCACAGCTATAAACGGGGCGAGAGACTTTGGTTTTTCTCCCGGCTTCGATACTGCCATAGCCCTATCACAGGCTCTGTATAGAGAAGTCTCTCCGGAAACTGGGCCTATCTCTGATTTCTACGCTGCAACAGCGGTCATGGGCGCACTCACTATCAAGCGCGGATTTGACATCCGAGGTGGCATACCCTTTGTAAGCTCTATGGCTGCTACGGGTATGTACAATGTAAAGGCTGTCACTGAAGACGCCGCAGCGTACGTGTTTGGTAATCTAGCTGCTATGCGTACAGGCAGAGGTCTAAGCACCGATGCACAGGACGCCATAAGGGAAGCAGGCGCAGCACGGGCGTACGGTACGCTGACGCCTCCGGGACTTCGCAATCTTCTTGCTATGTCGCCCGACGAAGTAGAAAAGCTGCCAGTAGCCACGCGGCGTATGCTTCAGAACTTCTCTACCGGCATGTTCCGTGGCTTGGCACCGGACGACAGAAATGCACTCCTTCTAGATATGGACGAAGGCATTGCTGATCTTCAGAATGTTTTGAAGCCGTTCTACACAATGACAGATTCTCAAGGCAATCGTGTTTTCTCCGACGCTGAAATTAGAGAGCTAGAAGTAAACATGTCCTTAAACCTCGCACAGCTTTCGGGGATGGGCTTCTTGCTTTCTGTTCAAAGACAGCAACAGGCACAGAACAGTGGCGTCCTCATGGGCCATCTGATGAACTACAAGAGGAAGATATCAGAAGGCGTAAATATGCAGAAGTCCAGTGAAAAGCAGGTAGCAGGTATGGCTGCAGCATCCGAACTTCTAGATGCACAGATCATGCAGTTGAAATCCGAAGACTTGAGTATGCTGTCTGAAGGTGAGAAGCTGGCTAGACAAGTAGCTATAGAGAACCTAGAGACTTTCGCTGGTCAGTTTAGAAAAGCTGCTACAGAGGGACGCAGACAGCTTGATGAACTGCTTACTATGGACGCGAGAGACGCCGCACAAACTATCGATGATCTGACCCAGCCGGAAAACGCAAAGCTGCTTGACGCGGCTTTTGTGTCGGGCGAACTCGACCTACTGCTTTCTAGGATTGCCCTCTCAGAACGTAGGGCGCAGAGTGCTGCACGAGAAGGTGCAGGCGTAGCTGACACACCTGCGGATAAGGCTTCTGACTTTGTAGAGCTTACATCTAAGCAGCTTGCTGATCGCAGAAAGATCGAAGTCGTAGAAGATAGACTTTCAGCGGCGGTGGCTATGATCCGCGATGCGTCTATAAAGGCGCTGGATAAAGGACGTCCCGCGCAGACGGCCACTGACATATCTGAAAATCAAAGTACACTGATTCGACAGGTTGTTCAACTAGAGCGCGCAAACAGTGATATCATAATTGAAGACGCCTACTCACAGATATCTACAGACATTACAATCCCTATTGTATCTTTCGGAAACAGCCTAGATCAAATGTTCCGGACATATGCGGAAGATAAGAACGCATCCTTCCTCTCATTTGTTAATCCTAGCACTCTTAAAGCCTTGGGGGGAAATACAGGAGTACGCCTTTACGACGACTTAGACAGTGCCGCAGCACGAAGCATTGATATGTGGTTTGGTTCTAGATCAGAAGCAATCAATACCAAGTTTAAGAGATTCGGACGAGTCTTTGAAGACGGTGCATCCTTCCGAGAGTTTATGAAGGAGCAAATTGTAAAGTCTGATCCGGAAGCGGCAAAACTACTGAATGTCACTGATCCTACGCAGATATCTGATTTACAGCTTGCCTATTACATGGCGCAGCCTAACAAGCTGAAGGTATCAGCGCAAGACTTGCAGATGGTGACCAGCCCTATGGAACTGGAGACTTTCCGTCAAGCTGCTAATAAGATGATGGGTCCGGGTAATACTGATGCTGTGAAGGCACTAGGCTCACGGCTACAACAAGAAGTAGATCGTGCATTCGAAAACTGGGCTTTATCGACAGGAAGCGTAGACGAGTACAATCAAGTTATTGTCGCTCGTACAGTGTATCGTGCAGAACAACTCCGCTTCGAAGGCAAAGCCACTTTCGGCGGTACTGTGGAGAACGTCGATACATCCGCTCAACTGACAGGGGATGTCACCGACGCACGAGACTTGGGGTATATCCTCAACCCCTTTGTACAAGCCATATCCAACCCCAAAGACGGATCGGTATCTGTGATAAAGACCGAAGTATCCAAGATTGTAAACACTATCGCACCAATCAGTCACTCCTTAATGGAACAGAAACTTCTCAAGAATGTAGGGCCGGACGGTAAACTCGTGGCACCTACAGATGCAGACATTGCATCTATGGTAGAGAGAACCGTAGATATGGACACCTTTGAGACCATGAAGGGTCTGCTAGGTAACGCAGTGAGAAACGCATTCTATGGGTCAAGCGATATGTCTAGAATACGCTACGCTCTTGATAACGGTCAGATACCCGGACTCGTGCCGGGGGATGCCCCGAAGCGTATCAAAGTCCCGGAGGTGTATGAGGGAGACGTACGGAAGTATCTTCAAGCCATAGAAGACGCTTCCATCATCACAGTGAATACTGTTGACGGGCCGAAGCAGATGAAGCTCCTAGACATGCAAGACTTGATAATGGCGGATCGTCAGATCGATGTTGTTGTCAACTCTATCCCGGAGTTTAGGGCCGCTCACAAAGACCTTCTTACCCTCGCAAAGAATGCACAAGACGACCTAGCAACTGCAGGGAAAAGAGAACAAGCAGGCGCAGATCAGCTTGCAAAGGTCGAAGCGAAACTGCCGGACTCTTTCAGTGGACAAGGTTTTCTGAAGAATGTCTTGGGAAGCGATGCTCCCGACGAATCCCGCGTGTTCCTGCAGCAACTGCAAACATCGAAGGCATTCCGAGCCATGTCTCCGGAACAACAGAACCTAGCTATGCAGTCTCTGTTTGTAGACACGATCAAAACTCTTGGGGGTTATGGACCTAGCAATCGATCTGTCCGTCTGTTTGACGGCAGCACTGTTGTGACAGGCGCGTATAACAATCCTGCAGAAGTGTTTGCCATACTGGACGACGCACTGGTGGGGGCTAGCAAAGAAGGTGTGGCACTCAAGAGATTGGCGGACGCTGCAGGCATAGAGCCGGAACAGCTTGAAACCTTGCACTCTTTGTTCCGCATGTCTGTCCGTATCAATCAAGCTGATCTGCTTGCACGTAACTCCGACGGAAAGCTGACGAGCGTCACAAAGGGCTTCACACTGGACAACGCTCTGTCGAAGGCATTTAACCTTGCTAGGGGCATGGTCAGTAAAGAGTACGTCATGGCAGAGGTTGCAATCCGATACGCAGCACTGGCTAAGGGCAAGTCTCTCGACTTCCTTCTTAATGACAAGAAGTCTGCAGATATCGTAAAGCAGCTTTTAGAAGACGAAACGCTGGTAGCTGACGAAGATGCGTACTACTTCGCTACACAGCTTATGAAGTACGTAGCAGACGAGATTCCGCGTGGTGTACTGGACGCCGATGTAGACTCAAACGCTTACCTAGAAGAATACTACATCAGCCTAGGCGTCATGCAGCCTGTCGATGTGGGCGAGATAGTCTTCAATCAATAGGAGATAACAATGAAGATGTACGCTAAAGGCGCAGAAGTACGCAAGGCAGAAGGTGATTCTGCAGAGATAAAGAATAAGGAGAAGGCTGATCTCGACAACGACGGTAAGCTGTCATCCTACGAGGTAGCACGGGGAAAGAAGATCGAAGCGGCTATGGCTAAGACACGTACTGCCTAGACTTATCGATCATCTCGTCAGTCACTGAATTGACATATCTAAGAAGGGACGCGATGGAGTGTGCGCCGTCATAATCGGGCACTCCCGCGTCCATTTCTTTTTGTAGTTCGTCGGGACGAACGGACTCTTTCTGAAGTTCTATGTTACCGTCCTGTCGCAGGTATACATGGAAAGAAAACAGATTTGCTTTCATACTGATGGTTCCTGTTCGCACTTATAGTGCAACGTGTAGGGTGGTGGAACGGGTACACGGACAGACAGTATACCCCTCACCATTTCCATAGCCCTTTCTTGACATTCTTCTTTAGTCTCTCGCAGCCGTATCGTGTCCTCGAACGTCAGACACAAGTCCGGCACTTGGAGAGAGCATAGCATTACCAATGTCTTGAACATTGTGCAACTCCTCTATAGGCAGGTTGTAGCAGTCAGCGTGAGACGTCCAGTTGTTAGAGGGATCGAAGTCACCCTTCTTTACGAAAGTGGCTTTGTCGAAATACTCTTTGGGTGTGCAGTATCCGAGATACCATCCCACTGAATAGTCCTTCATCACTCGCGTAAATGCGTAGATATCGCATTGCTGATGCGTGTTGAAGTTTGATATAGAGCATGAGTAGTCCGGCTTCGGCACAACAGTGGTCTGCTTTGTTTTGACTTCGACCTTCAAGCCGTTCTCTAGAACGACGTCGTACTCGTAGGTATTAGCCCACTCGCCCCCAAGCACTTGCAGTACAATCTGTTCGCCGAGGAACCCTGCAATGCTGCCGTTGCCTTTGATGATAGAGTTACGCAGGAGTCCCATCTCACTGTTTTTCTGACGGGCCTTCAAGAACATATCATCTGTGATCTTTACTGGAATCATACTCTTCTTTTTCCTTCTTCTGTTGCCACTCCTTGTAACAAGGATGATGGCGAGGGGGAGTGAATTGAACCCAGCCATCCCCCCGCTTCCATGCGAGGGGTGGCTTTTTCTTTGTCTTCTTCATCTAAACTTCGGACCTTCCATCCACGCTACCAGTGAATATCTTGTGCCCTCTGTTACGGGAGTTACGCGATGACTTAGATACGAAGGAAACAGTATAGCACTGCCCTGCAACCGCATAGCGTCCGTGTCCATACCTTCGATATCCTTGAATTCTAGGTCGCCACCTTTATAGTCAAAGCTGTTCGACAACTGGACACTCATAGATATCTTTCTGTGATAAGCCTTATGATGATCCGCCCAAAAGATGTCTTCGTGCCAATCGTACTTTCCTCCCTCTGATCCAAGATACTCTGTAAACTGTATCTCCGGAACGTAGTCTATATTGTAACCGTAGAGAAGACGATTTGCCGTCCTAAACATATGCTCTACTTCATCAAAGAGAGCTTTCCATCGTGGCTCCGGAACAAGCCAGCAAGTATTACATTTCCGTACCTGCTCTACTTCATTTATATGGTACTGTCCCGGCATACCTGTAGAAGCCCGGTCTAATCCTTGCTCTACTGCCATGTCGATTATCTGTTTACAGGCTTCTTCTGACCACGCAGATTGCGCGAACTCTATCAAATTGTTCATCTGCTTACGCTCCTCTAGGCGGCATTTAGGTCTACAACTTCACAGACTCCTGCCGTACAGGCTAGTTCTCGTGATCCTGTGGTGTTATCTTCTTTTTCATACTCTGAAAGAACATCCCAGTCAACCTGTATTCCGCCCCTCTCAAGCTGCCACTCTACGTAGTCGTCAGCCTCTATGTCTTGATACGGAGCCTGTTGATACGTGTGGTCAGAGTGCGGCAAGAATGATACACCGGATGCGATTTCAAAGTTATCGTACACCCAAGCACCTACATCCATCCACTCGTCTTCCTTGACACTGATTGTGACCGAAGGCTTGTGTTCGCACCAGTGAACGGCGTACACCTTCCATAACTCTAGCTGTTGAATAGCTGTCATCTGTGTTCTTGTCACCGCGCCTTCCGGAGACTGCATGGCAAAAGAGAACACAGTGGTCGAGTCCGGCTTCATCACACAAGCCTCGCTATACACGCCCTGTTCCTTGAGGAATTGTGTCAAGGGGTCTTTGTTGTCACCACGAACTGTACGGATGTAGTAGTCATTGTGACGAGCGTGAATTCCGCTTGCGGCGTCCACTAGCTGAGACACAGTGCCCGACGGCTTTACACAAGTGATAGCAGCCGACTGTGGGATTCCAAGGAGTTTTGCAAAATCCTTGTTCACCTGCACGGCCACTTCTCGCATCTCTTCTAGCCAACGAACCGAGTCTATTGTTTTTGAAAGCACGGGATGATCCATGATACCAGTCAAGGATACGCCCAACAAGCGTTCGTCTTCTGTGTTTGTCTTCCATACTTTCCTCAGATATTTGAAATCAGTGAGCGTGGACTGTATCGTACCGAGGATAGTAGCGATACGCACTTTGCGCTTGAGGTCTTCTAGGCTGTCTGCCTCTCGTACTACAACCTCTGACAGATTGCAGAACTGGTACGGACGCAGGATGATCTCACTGCAGGGGTTGGTGCCCCACATGTGACCTACCTCGCGTCGTCCGTTACGAGCTACTTGCTTGTCGGCAGCATCCCGATTGAACATGCCCCGCTCTCCCGACTTAGAGTCGTACAGAGCCAGCCACTCTCGCATGAATGTGCCCATCTCCGGCTTACCCTTGTAGGCAACAGAGTTATTAGCCAGCGCACGTTGACCTTCATTCTCCCACCATGCACCGGACTTGGCGTGTGCCATCTGATCATCGTTGAGGTTCGACAGGGAGATCAAGGCAGAGCGACGTACACCGCCCACGACTACAATCTCGCCGATCTTACACATGAGATCGTGACACTCAATAGGGAACAGGCGACGGCCTTGTGCCTTCTTGAACATCTCTACTGCAAACAAAAAGAGGTCATTCAGTGGTCCGGGACCGGAAGCTCGTCCGCCCATAGTCTTCAAGCGTTCACCCGACGCACGTACCGCCGACAAGTCCCACATAGGAATCTGTCCAGCGTAAAGCAGTGCGATAAGTTCACGCAACGACTTGGCCCATCCCGGCTTGGAATCGCCTACTTTGATTACAGTGTCAGTGTCGTGCATGGCGTCACTGATGACAGGCAGCTTGTCTACGTTCTCCCGCTCGACAGAGAAGCCCACACCTGTGCCACACATCAGAATGTACATACACTCGTCAAATGCACGGGGGCTGTCTACTGGAATGTAACTGCAGTTGTATCCGCAGATATTGTCACGAGCTAGCGCATCTCCTGCAGTCATCATAGCCCTCATAGAAGGCATGACTTCTAAGCTAAGGATTGCATTTTCGATCTCTAGCAGATCAGCCTCATCCATGCTGTGGTCATGTTTGTTCTTTAGATGATTGTGCATGAAGTTGGTGTATCGATACACTGTTTCATCCCAGTTCTCGCGGCGCTGTTCGTCATCGATCCAACGCGCATAACGGGACTTATGTATAAACTGTTGATAGGGTGTGGGCAGCATATTATTCATCTTCTTTCTCCTCAATAAGCCTGTCTAAATACCACTGTGCCTTTTTCAAATCCTGTACGCCGTTCTTGTAACGATACCGCCACAGATATTTGATAATGTTTCCTTGCAGGTAATATTCGTATCCATCGCCTGTAGCAGCGCGGATAGCATCGATGCACTCAATCCCTGCTTGATTGTAGTGCGGCGGACTGTTCACCATGTCCATCTGTTCTTTGTAATAGCCGTCTAACAGCTTCTCTTCATCAGCCGCCCACGCAGCATTCGCCCTGCTTTGCAGGCTAGCCATGCTCTCTTCTTCCGCCTTCATTTTCATATACGCCTCGTGTCTCATGGACTCCGCACTTATCATCTGTTGTCACCGTCACCGATAATCGTACCCTTAGTCTTTCGACATTTCAACTTATAGATGTTCATCTCTGCAATTTGCTGCAGGGTGTAACCCAAGTCTTCCGCAAGGTTGGCGCAGTACCACAAGACGTCACCGATCTCTTTTGCAATCTCTGCCTTGAAGCGTGTGTCGTCCCGTCCGTCTGCATAGTCGCCACGATGAATGCGCTTTACCTTGTCAGCCACTTCCCCTGCCTCACCGGCAAGACCCAACGCCGGATACGTCATGCTGGCTCGTTCCGGATACACTGCAAACTTACGGGCCTGCATCTGATAGTTGTTTAGGTTCCAGTTTTCTCTGATCATTGTAGTTTCCCAAAATCAATCTTGACGATGTTGGAGTCGGGCAAATGCTCTACTGTAGCTTCGCTGTCTGCCTCTTCTATGAAGGCTTCTTTCGTAGCTTGAAATCTCATACGAGCCAAG